TTAAAATAAGTCGTTTTCGGCGATAAACGCTTTTACGTCGTCGAAAGTAGGGCAATCGGATTTTGATATTTTCACCGTTGCCGTTACGTTGCAATCGCTTAATATGGATACCGTCCACGATTTCGCGTTTTCCGCCACCTTGTAAGTTTTACCGTTTTTTTCGATCGTCATATTACACCTCCGTTTTTTCGATTTTAATAATTTTTTCGACCTTGCAACCGCAAAGGGAGTAAAAACGCCGTGTTGCGGCAATCGCCGATTTTTCCGACGTGCGGGCGTTGCCGAACGGGCTAAAAGTGTACGACCCGTCGGGGTTAGGATTTTCGACTTGATTTGTCCTACCGCTTAAAATTACGGTTATTTTGTACGGTCTTTTTGATTGATTTTGCATTTTGTCCTCCTATCGCGGGCATTTTAATTTGACAAACCCGACTAAAATATGATAAAATAGGACTTACGAGGGGCGGTTTCCCGCCCGCTCTGCCTTGCCGATTTACTCGGCTTTGGTTTGTGCCTTGCTTGTCTTTGGCTTTTTAAGTGTTATTGTAACTTTGACTCGTTCCACCGTGTCGTTACTTTCAACCGCTTTTGCCAAGTCTTGCAAGGCTTTTGTTATGTTGTCCATATTCGCACCTCCTTTTTTTGATTTCAAAGGTTTTTGTTTCCCTCAACCTTTGTGATTATATTATATCATAGTTACTATGATAAGTCAACCGTTTTACGCACTTTTTCAAAAAATATTTTTATTTTTTTCGAGAAAAATAAACGCCTTCCGATAGTGGAGGGCGTTTTATCGTTATACCGAGATTTTTAATAAAGGAATAGCCTCGTTATTGACTTCGCCGTAAAGATTTGATATAATAGATTTGCTACAATCATTACACTTCATATCTTGCGACTCGGTTATAACACGGCTAACGATATAACGACGCCCGTTTTTCTCGGTGCGTCGATAATCGTACTACTATTATATATCGAACGACCGAGAAAGTCAAGACTTCTTGAAGTGTAAACGAAAAATTTATCTTTCAAGGAGTCTTTTTTATATGACGGTTTCCGAACGGATTTTCGACCTTTTGAAAAAGCAAGGAAAAAAGCAAGGCGACCTCGCGCGAGCGTTAAACGTGCGCCCGACAACGGTTTCGGAGTGGAAAACGGGAAAACGCGAGCCGTCGGCTGTCTTTTATGCAAAAATCGCCGAATATTTCGGCGTGTCGCTTGACTACCTTATTACGGGGCGACCGCCACGCGACGCACCCGTACAACAAATAATCGGTAACAATAACTCGAATAACATTGCAAACGTAGCGGGCAATGTCGGCGGGGATTTGACCGAATACGAGCGGGAATTACTGAAGGTATGCGAGTCTTTCGATATGCGCCACAAAACCGCTCTTTTAATGTACGCATACGACCTTGAAAAAGAAATCAAGAAAAATAAGGAGTGATTTTGTATGAAGTGGTTTTATAATCTTAAACGCGTTGTACGCGTTATAATTGCCGTTGTATCGTGGTTGCCGTTATTTATCTTTGCGGGCGTTGTCGGCGGTAGCGTAGGGGAAAACGGCGAAAATATGCAAACGTGGCAAGCGTTGATAATTTGCGCATTGCTTGCCGTCGGCGTTGTATTTACCGTGTTTGCAATCAAAGCGCGGGCGAAAGAAACAAAAGCCGCTCGCGACGCCAAACAAACGGAACGAGCCGCACTTGAAAGCCGTAAAAAAATTACGACAACCGAAAATCCGCATATAATCAAAATGAGCGACGCCGCGGTAACGTCGCCCGCAACGACGTTGAGTTTTCCGATATTTACAAAGGCGGTCGGGGTATCGTTCGATAATTGCCAAGAAAACATACAAAAAAGCAACGTCGGCGACCCGCTTTTAATCAAACACAAGCCAACCGAGGAATACCCCGAAAGCGTGGACGTCATAAACGCGCGGACGCGTAAGCGTATCGGTCGTATCAAATCGGATCTTGCGTGGGAATTTGTAGGCGAGTTTGACGAACGGTTTACACTTGACGGCGAAATCGCCGATATAACGGGCGGTAGCGACGGGCAAAATTACGGTTGCAATATAAAGATTGTCGGCGAACATATCGACGACTAACGCCAAAACAAGCAATAAAAAACGCCTTCTTGCGAGGGCGTTTTTGTTTTATCAATTAAAATGTTTTTCGCCGAGGCGGGTTGCCCAACCTTCAAACCATATTCGATCGTAGGGCGGTAAAGTGTTGCCGAGTCCTTTTCGTATTTTGTACTCGCGCCACCAATAGCGAATACAAGAGGGAATACTGACGATAAAAGGCATAAACACGCCGAGCATAATATTTTGTAAACCGTGTCCGCTTTCGTGTTGCAAGATATGTAAAGACGGGTTTTTGTTGACGACGAAAAACGCGCCGAGTTCAAAGCCGCCCCAACCGCTCCCGACTTCAAAATAAATCAAATAATGAAATCGTTTCGGTTTATGCCCCGTTACAAGCAAGGCAAGGGCAACAACGCCGCCGCAAAGCGTCATAAGCGCGCCCCACGTTAGCGACAAAAGCCAAAACATAATTGCTTTAACCGTTTTCATTTTGTACCTCCAAAGGCTTGTTTTTCAAGTCGTAAAGCGTTGCCTCGATTTGCGACTTTATCCACGTTTCGATGTCGCCGAAGTTGTCGTTTATAAATTTTTCGACGTCCGCCGATAACTGCATACGCGCCGCCGCGATTGCAAGTTTTAACGCCTCCTCTTGCGCGTCTTTCGTCCAAGCGTCCGTACCTTTGATAGACTCGACGTACGTTTGATATGTAGCCTTTACGGCATTTGAAACAACGTTCGTTGCGCCTTGTAAAAGATTGCGCGCTTTTTCGTTTTTGATTTTGGTATTGATAAGGCTTTTAACCTTTGCCAAAACCCACGCGCCGAGCGTGGCGAGTAGGGCGGAAACGATTTTGATTATAATACTTTGCCAATCCATAAGTTTTTTTAATCCTCCGTTTTGTTTTCGTTGTCGGGGTGGGGCGGAAGTTCGGGCAATGCGATCAAGTCGTTGTATAAGTCCGTGATAACGCCGTTACCGCCGAGCAAGTGATACGACTCATACTCCCGACGCAATGCGTCTTTTGCATAAATCGGACAATAGCCGCGGTCGGTGTATTTTTCGTGCTGTCGTATGATTTCGGCGCGCAAAAGACTTTGCAAGCCGCTTTGCATTGCTTTGTTTTTTGCGTGTCCGCTTTTGAAGTTGCCGACAATCGCCGTTACCACCGCGCCGACGGACGTACTTATAATCGCGGTTAAGATCGTTGCCCAAACGTTCATTTTACACCTCTACAAACCACTCGTCGCGGAGCGACGCGCCGTTGTTGTCGGCGATTTCCTCTTTTGACTTACCGTCAAGGTCGTTGACCCAAATTTCGCAAGCGTCGTCAATTTCGCGTTGAGTTAGTATCCCCGCCGCCTTGTCCGCGTTTGCCGTTTCGAGCCATTTGTCTTTGCTGAATACTTTTTGTTTTGCGTTTGCCATTTTTGAGATTACCTCCGTTTTGTTTACTGTAATTACTTACAATCTTTTTAAGTTTGTTTTTCGGCGCGTACGGGTAAATGTTCTTTTTATAGAAGTTTCGCCCGTTGATATGCGATAGCCAACCGATAAGGGATAAAAGGCTCATTGCTTGCCGCGGGGTGGTGTAGCCCGTTTTACTAACTTTGCGCACTCGACGACATAGCCGAAAAAATATTCGTTTGCGAAGTATGGTTTTGTTTTTATAAAACCGATACCCGACAAAATCAATCGGGCGCGAGTTGAGTTTCCAAACTTGCCAATTACCTTTTATCTTTAATCCGATACCGTGCAAGTAGTTATCAATCGCCGCAACCGCTTTATGTAACTTTCGTTTGTTAGAGTCTATCAAAACCATATCGTCAACGTACCGACAACTCCAATTCGGAAAAATCTTTGTTGCGGGGATTTGCCGCAAAAGGTAAGTTTCATTGCAAGCCCTCCTTCTATGCCTCGCCGCCGCTGAAAATGATTGTATCGTTTTCGTCGATCAATCCGCCGCCCTCGAAAGTTGCTTGCGGTGTTCCGTTAAGTGTAACGGTTGTACCTTGTTTCGTTCCGATTTGCTGTTCGAGGTCATTTACTTTTTGCTCGACTTGCGTTTTTGTGGTACTTGCAAGGTTTGCCGCGTCGCTTGCGGTTTGTTTTGCCTCGTTCGCGGCTGATACCGCATTGTCGGACTTTGTGTTTGCCGCACTTGCAACTTCGGTTGCGCTATCCGCTTTTGTATCCGCGCCGTTTGCGGTTTCGATTGCCGTTTCCGCTTTGCTGACGGCGTCCTCGGCTTTGGTTTTTGCGCCGTTCGCCGTAGTAACCGCACCCGCCGCCACCGTTTCGGCGTTTCCCGCTTTTGCGTCCGCGCTTTCGGCAATACCTTTGACCGTTTCGGCGGTGGTCTTTGCGCCGTTCGCTGTTTCGACTGCATTATCGGATTTTGTATTCGCGGCGTTTGCCGCGCTGACGGCGTTTGTTGCTTTCGATACTGCGTCCGTTGCCTTTGCGACTGCGTCGTCGGACTTTGTGTTTGCCGCATTTGCCGCTGAAATAGCGGTGTTTGCCGCCGCGACTGCGCTTGCGGCTTTTTCGAGTGCCTCGTCAACGATTGTTTTAATCGTTGCATAGTCGGCAACGGGGTTTATCAACTTTTTAAGATTGACGATCGACGTACCCGAAATTTCAAACGAATACAACGGGAGTTCGTAAGCCGTGTTGACATTGTCTGCGGTCGCCGCGTAGGTGTCGTTTTGTTCGAGCGTTATCGCCTCGTAAGTACGATTGACAACCGCTAAAAGACTACAATTTGCGTCGTCCGACGGGTGGTACGTTTCGATACGCGCCACAACGTAACCGACAAAGCCGTCAAAAATTTGCGGGGCGACTAATTCCGCCGCCGTGATTTCGCACATACGACCTTGCACCAAAAACGCGCCCGTGCCGATTTGTATTTTTTGACCGACGATTTGCGCGGCAAGTTCGTTGCCGTAACCCTTGTAATATCCGTTTGCTTTGCTTTGGTCTATAAAACGCGAGCGTACTTCAAGCGCGTACAAATTCGCGTTGAAATTAAAACAACCTTGAAACGTTACGGGTTTTATCATTGCTGACCTCCTAATTTTTGATAACTTCGGTCAAAAGTATTTTCTTAAAACCGAGTTTGATTTTTGTATTTTTGCCGTCGCCGTCGAGCGTGATTATTTTCTCGCTTATGGGCAACGTCTTAAATAACTTACCGTCGTAATAAAGGGCAACCTTCGTATAAAGTCGGTAACCCGAAAAGTCTATCGGGTCAATCGTTTTGTTGTTGTCGATAATGATATTATCAACGTATCGCGAGTTAGCGAGTTCGTAAACCGCGTTAAACTGTGCGTCCGCTAAATATTCCGACTCATAATACTTTGCCTTTACGGGGTAGAGCCGCCCGTCGATATTCCCGTTTTCGTTCGATTGTACAATGTTGTTGTTTTTATCGCGGTAATAATAGACGGTTGCAATAGTGGAGGGGCGGGGCTGATATTTCGGGATATAAACGGGGTTTCCGTCTTTATCGGTAACGGGATCGCCGTTTGCGTCCGTCTTTTGCGTTGTGGTATAAATGATATTGCCGTCCGCGTCCGTTTCGGGCGTTTCGACGTTGTATTTGATAGTTGCAACCGTTTTGTTTGTCGTTGTCGAAGTCGTGGTTAGTTCGTGGATAAAGTCGCGTAAATCGACGCTTACGGCGTCCGTACACTTAACGAACGTAAAGACAATTTTTCCCGACGCGATGTCGTAGTAACTTTCGATATTGTACTCGTAGTATTTCAAGTAACATTTCAAGAATTTGTACGCATTGACAAATTGATATGTACCCGCATAACTGCCGTACGTTGTCGTCGTGTCGGTGTTATCGGTCGGGATATTGACAACAACGGGGATTTTATTTACTGCCGTATCTTTGCCGTCAAAGACTTGCGTTTTTACCTTTGTAAAGATAGCCGACAACCGCCCGTCAAAACTGCCGTCGGCGGTGTAGTCGAGTAATATTTCGGTATCCCAAAGGGTTTTGAAGTCAAGCCCTTTGACGGTGCGTTTATTGTATTCGGGCTTTATTTCGTCGGCAAAGCAAGCGTACTCGTAATTTCCGCGGTCGTCGTTAAGCACGGCGATTTTTGCGTCGTTTATATCAACGTCGCAAACGCCCTCGGCGGAAAACGAGTCGTTGTCGTAAACGCGGGTCGTTAAATCGTACGTCGCGTTGTCAACGTTCGTAATATGCTTTTTGTTTTCGTCGTATATTGCGATATACACGCCCGCCGCCTCCTTTTAGTCGAATAAATAACGTTTGATTGATACTTCGATTGCGCCGTCGTCGTCCGCGGTCATATTTGCGCCGATAAAATATTCGCCTTGCGGCAAGTATAAAAACGATTGTTTCGTTTTGTCGGTCAAACCGTAACCGTTTGTCGATACACCGTCCGTCGTAACCGTGATTTTTTTTGTCGTCGGCTCGATTAAAATTTCCGTGCCGTCGGCGTTGTTTGTGGAAAGCGCGATTTCTTCGATTGTCTTACCGTCAAGAGATTGTAAGTAAAGACGTATATTGTTCGCTATCGCGCCCGTAATGCGTATTGTGATAGGTGCGTCAACAAAAAACGAGTTTGTGATTTTGTACTTTGACTTAAACACGCGCCCCGCAAATCCGAACGGAAAACCGAGCGGGAATTTTGTATCTTCGGCGCGGGTCGATTTCAAAGCAAAAGACTCCTCGACGCGTTCATACCAATATGTTTGACGTTCAAAAGAAAACGTTTCGACAAATAAACCTTCTTCGTTTATTTCCGATTTCGGCGCACTTTTCAAAACAACGTCGCAATATTTATCGGTAATGCCGTCGTCATACTCAAACAAAAATATCGACGTGCCGCACTCCGCGAGAAAACGAAGTAATGCTTTGTAATTGCTGTATCCGTTCGATCCGTCCGCGTTGAAATAAATCGAAAGGGTTATCGGGTCAAATTCGGGCGTAACGTTTGTAAGGTGTTTGCCTTTTTCGCTTTCCTTGTAAGACAACGAAAAGTTGTTGCCGAGTCCTTGCGGCTCGGCGGCAAGCGCGGTTTCGCCGTTCAAGTCAAACGAATTTGATTTGTCGTAGGTGTGTAGAATAAACCGCCTCATTACATAGCCTCCGCAAGTTTCATATTGATTTCACGGACGAGTTTATCGGTATCGACTTCCGCCGCGTAGTTTTGTATCGTAACCGTAATATTTTGCGTTGTGTTTTTCGTGCTGTTGTCGTAGTTGTAAATATCGCCCGACGTTCCCGTGCCGTTGCTGTTGTCGTAAACCGTGCCGCCGTTGCCGCCGTTGTCTTTCGGTTGCGTCGGGGCGGTACTGTCAATAATAGCGTTGACGTCGTCCATATCCTTGATTTCCGACGTATCAATGCGGAGTTTTACTTCCGCGATACGGTTGATATGCACACCGAGCCAACCCAAAGACGAATTGACGCCGTCAATAAGTTTGTTAATTATGCCGATAACGAAGTTTACGGCGTCCTCGACAACACCTACAACGATATTGATAATCTTTACAACGCCGCTAAAAATCTTTGTAACGACGTTGCCGAAAATCTTAAATATCGGAGCAAGCCAACCGAGCAACGTGCCGAGCATTTGCAAAGGCACTTGCAAGGCTTGTAAAACGACTTTTAAGGGGATAAGGGCAACCGATAAAAGCGGTTGTAAAATACCGAATAACGCTTGTATTGCAACTTGTATCGGCGTCAATATCATTTCGACAACCGACATAAGCATATCAAGCAACGGCGAAATAATATCGAATATCGCTTGTATCAATCGACATAATCAAAACGTAAAGGTCGTTAAAATGTGAGTTGCGTATAAACACGTCTTGTATTTTGTGTTCGACGCACTTTTGCATTATCGTTATGTATCGCGGCACGGGTAGGGTTTTATTTTGGTTGTCGGCGGACGGTTCAAGCCGTTTGTAAATCGCCAACAACCGCATAAATTCCTCGCCGTGCGTTACAAGTTTTTTGAGTTTGCCGTTGCCCCTTGAAGTGCAATTTCAAAAACGTATTTAATTTTGTCGGTAAGGGCGGTAAGATACTCGCCGTCCGCCAAATCAAACAACTTCAAAAACGACTTGTAATCGGGGAGTTTGTCGCTGTCTATAAAGCAATAGAGGGCTTTTAGATTTGACAAAATGTGCGCTTTGCTATCGGCAAGCCCCGCTTTGCCGATACGTTCAACGTAGGCAAAGAGTGTTTCCGTTTTTGCTTGCGCGGGAAAGTTAGACTCCCAACGTTCCTCGGCAAACAACGACGTATCAATACCGATTTCAATTTCGCTTTTATTGACGACGAGTTTTCCGTCGCCGTCAATTTCTTTTTCAAGTAAGGGTAATTTCGTTTTTATCACTTTTCAAGCCCTCCGCGCTTTTATTCCGCCATAGTCGGCAAAACGACTTCTTCGCCGAACGTATCGAAATCGGTATCGTCGGGGGTAACGGTCATTTGCCAAACAATAACTTCGTTTCCCTTGTCGTCGAGATACTTTTGACCGTTTGCCGCCAAAAGCGGAGTACCGCCGATTTCGAGCGCGGTGTCGAAAGACGACTCGTTAATATCGTCGGTAGTTTGGTCGAAAGACTCGGCGGGGCGGGTGGACGTTACGCCGTAAAGCATAGTTTTTGCAAGCACGGTTGCGCCGTCCTCGTCAATGCCGCACGTTTCAAAGTAAATAACGTGCGAAATATTTTTGACTTGCTTAATATCTGCAAGCCCTTGTTTCGTCTTGATTTTGCGACCCATTGCGACTTCGTACGCGTCGCAAACGTTGTTTTGAGTAAGCGTCGCCGTCTTTCCTTTTTCGTTTACGATATGGACGATACGGCGTCCGTCGCCGTAAATCTTCTTTACGGACGAGTCGTTTTCAAGCGCAAGTTTCATTGACGTTCCCATATCTTGAAACGCCCCGAAAGAGCCTTGCGCGGTGGGTACTGCGTACTTCACGTTTTGCACGTTGAAACGTACAAGAGTTTTTTTATTTGCCATTGTTAGATCCTCCGTTTTGGATAGTTTTTTTGATTGCGTCAAAGACTTGCGGCTCGGTACTATCAAAGCACCGACGAATAAAGCCCGCGTGCGGCGATTTTTCGGCGTATTCCAACACGTTTGAAAGCGGTATATTTTCTTTACCGCCGCCGTTTACCGTCTTTGTGTTGCCGACGTATCGGCGATCTTTGTATTTTGTTTTGATTTCCCAAGAGTCCGCCATTCCGCCCGTATCGCGCGGGGTTGCTTGTTCAACGGCTGATTTGAAAACTTCCGCGCCCGCTTGTACGGCGTTTTGTCTTACGTCGAACGACGAGCGTTGAAAGTCCGTCAAAATTTCCGTCAATGCGTCGGGCATATCTTCGAGCGCGATTTTGCCCGTCGATATGTTTTTCGTTTTAGCCATTGTCCGCCACCTCAAAATAAACAAACTCGACGTTAAGTCCTCGATACGGATTGTCTATATCGGCAATATCGCTTGCGTCATTTGCAAGTCGAAAGCGTTTGTTACTCAAAACCGCGTTTTTGACCGCTTGCAAGCGTGCTTGCGCGTCCGTATAGCGCGGGTCGGTCTTTTCGTACGAGTAGTAGTAATTGACGTCGATATACACGCGGGAAAGCGTACAAGCACCGTCGCCGAAAGTGTGCGGGCGGTTGCTTACAACACGAAAAACAACGTACTCGTCCTTATTGACTGCCACGTCGGAATTTTCGATATAATCCGCGTCCACTCTTCGCAAGTGGTTTGACAATACGCCGTAGGGGAGTAGTGTATCGTCAAGGATTTTTTGTATAACCGTCCTAACGTCCATTATCTAACCTCGTATTTTTTGACTTGAAATTCGAGCATTTTGTTTTGCTGAAGGTAATTGTCCGCCGCCGCCGCGAGTTTGAAAGCGTGCGCGTCGTCGATAACGCCGTTAAGGTATATGCGGACGTCTTTTGTTATCAAGGCGTTGTAAACGGCTTTGACGTACGGCATACGCACGCGGGCGGGGCGGATAACGCCGTCGGACTGTTGTTGTATAGCCGCCGCCCCGTAGGACGAAAGCCATTCGACGTAAAAACAATCGGTCGTTATCGGCTTGCCGTCGTCGGTCGTTCCGATATTTACTTTGATTGTTTCCCATTCCGTCGCCGCGCCGTTGCCCGCAACGTATCGCGTCTTTTGTACGGCAAAACGCACAAGAGTTCTTTTTTCTTTTACCGTTTGCGCCATACTACCTCCGCATTTGCGAAATCAACGCAACGATCATACCGTCTTTTTTTACGATTTCGTCGGGCGTGCCTTTATCGACTGCGTCGGCGTAAATAGCCTTGACGGCATACGCGCGTTTGCTTGTTATAAGTTCCGCGGGAACACCGCTTGCGCGCATAAATTCCTCCGCCGCGTCGATAGAGTCTTGCACTTCTTGTTTTTTGTGCGGGTCTGCGTCATAGTAGCCCATTTTATAGAGAATTTTATCAACTTCTTGCATTGTTGACCTCCTAAACGTTTACCGTTGCGTATCGGCTATGCGCCCGACCCGCACGAAAAATCAAGCGAATTTTAACCGCCGACGTTAGTTTTTGCGGCTTTTTGTACGGACATAAAGCCGTTGTACACGGCGGGAGAGCCGCCGACAAAACCGCATACTTTGAAAGCGATTACGCCTTCTTTGAATTTGTAGTCGGTGGACTTCTCGACGTCAAGGTCGGTAAAGTACGCGAGTTCGTATGCTTTAAGTTTGCCGTAAAGCATATACGGATCGCCCGCGGTTACGTTTGCGAACGCCGCGAGTTTGCTCGTGCATACAAACGGAATACCGTTGATCGTTCCCGAATTTCCGCGGACGACGATTTCGTAAGCGCGCTTTTTGTCCGAGCCTTTGACTTTTGCAAATTCTTTGAGCGTCAACTTGTTGAGTATCAACGTTGCGTCGCCCTCGACGTCCTCGTCGCCGCCGTAGTCGAAAATGATATTATCGAGCGTATTTTCGTCGATAGTCGCAATAGTTTTGCGCTGATCCGCGTCGATAATAGTTGTCGGGGCGTTGATAATGCCGACGAGTTCGGCGTTGCCGCTACCGTTAAGGATTTGCGAAATAAGTTTCTTGCGCCACGCGCCCTCGATTGCTTTTTCGACTTCGGCGGTATAGCGTGCGGGCGGCAATTTTTCGACTTCTTCGTTGACCTCGGCGTATGCGGTGATCTTGATTTTGTTGATTGTTGCGTAATCAAAGGTCGGTTCGGCGGTGGTGTAAGCCGCACCTTCCGCGGTTATGCCGCCTTCGCCGATCGTTTTAAGGAACGGGGCTTTGTAACTTTCCGCTCCCGCGCCTTGCAACGGTACGATTTTAACGAGTTTGTCGAGCGTTCCGACTTGTTCAAACGCGGGGTTGATTTCGCCGCTTGCAAGGTCGGTCATTGCTACTTTTGTAGTGGAAACGGCGCGGAGTTCAAACGTCGCTTTATTGCCCGCTTTAAGGGCGTTTGCGCGCTTTTCGATTTCTTCTTTTTCCGCGGCGCGTCTTTCTTCTTCCGTGGGGTTGCCCGATTTGAATACAACGCCGTTTGCGGGGGCGGGTGCGCCGCCGTTAGGCTTACGAGCCGCGCGGAGTTCTTCTTCGCGTTTTGCGTCGTCGGCGTCTTTCTTTGCGCGTTCGATAGTGTACCGACGTTTAACAATAAGTCGTGCAACTCGCCCGTGAGTTCAACCCCGCGCGACGCGCTATATTCCGAAAAATCGTCGAGTCTTTGACGAAGTTTTATGATATTGTCGGCGCGTTCCTTTTCTTTGCGTAATTTTTCTTGATATTCCCGTGCCTCGAAACAATCGCAACGTATCGTTGCCGCCTCGTTTGCCTCGTCTTGACTTAAATACGGCGCGTCGGGCAATGTTTGTTTGCCGCAAAAACGACAAGTCGGGTAAAACGTGTCGTCTTTTTCTTCGATATAACCGTTAAGGTGCTTTGTGTTTTCCATTTTTAACCTCCGTTTTGTCCGCATTTGCGGCATTTTTTAAGATTTGTTTTCGCGTGCAATCGCCCTTGCATTTACTTACGGGCAACATACAATTTTGACAGGCGACGATATATTTACTTTCTTTGTTTGTTTTCGTCATAACCGCCGCCCGTTAATTCTTCGGATCGTTTGTTTTATCCCATATCGGCACAAACGACGTACCGTGTTCGGCGTTGTATTTGTTGAGTCTTGCGAGTTCGCTTTCGTTTAGGATTTCCGCCGCCCGACAAGCAAGTTTATAATCGTCAAAAATAAAACGCTCGCAATTACGGGCAAAATATCCGTCTTGCGAATATATTTGCAAAAACTTTTCGTCGGGGAGTACGTTTAGGTCGTTTTTTATGTTGTTCGACGTAAAATCGCGAGTAAAATTATTGCCGTCGCCGTTGTATCCGTGTCCGCGTTTGCGAAATACTCGAAAATGTAAATCACGATAGTTTTGTATCGTCCAATAATCCGTAGATACTTCTTGTTTGATAACGTACACTTTAACCGTTGCAACGGTAAAATGTTGCACGCTGACGACCGTTTCGCGGGGGCGATAGCCGCCGCAAACGGGGCAATCAAAAGTTATCCCGTTTACCGTTAGTTTTTTCTCGTCATTGCATACACGGCAAGGCGACGAGAAGTCGTTTCTTTCGCGCGTGTCTATAACGTAGAAAATATCGCCGATAGATATTGATCGCGGGGCGTCGTAAAACATTTTTGTTTCCATATTGCTTTTGCTCCTTTACATAAAATCAAATATTGACATTTGCGACCGTACGGCGTCGAGCCATTTTGTACCCGCCGCGTATTCGACGGGATCAATTTCAAAGCCGATATAATCGCGTTTTAGGCGATAGGCGGCAACCGCCGTCGAGCAACTACCCGCGAACGGGTCGAGTATCAAATCGCCTTCTTTGGTGTGTTGATTGATAATTTGCGACAAAAGATTTGTCGGTTTTTGGTTTTGGTGTATTTGTTCTTTCCCCGCCACCTTTGGAAAGTGCCATATATCCTCCAACCGCGGCATATCGGGTTGAAACGGGGCGCGTCCTTTGTTTGCATAAATGATAAACTCGTAACGTTTGCCGTATTGCGCGCCAAGATCGCCCGCGGTGTGGTTGCCTTTATCCCATACAATAAGGTTTTTGACGGTAAAGCACTTTTCGACTTCTTGTTTGAAGAAATCGACTTTATCACTCCCGCAAAACATATAAAGCGGGGTATTGTCTTTCATTACGTCGTACAATAGCGGTACAAGGTCGATTATGAGTTGCGGGTTGTCGTCGTTTTGTATAGCCTTGCAAAACTTATGATCTTTGTCTTGCCGTCGGTGGGTTTGGTAGTTGATAAGGTAGGGCGGGTCGGTAATCACGCAATCAACGCGTACCCCCCCCCGTAACATATCGCGGATACCGTCGAGGCAATCCATATTGTAGATACGGTTTCGGTCAATCGTCATTGCGACCTCGCATTACGACAACCATTGACGGAAACGGCGCGCCGCATTTGCTTTCGTTGAAGTGTAAGCGTCCGCGGACGAAACGTATTTCGTGCTTTTTGTATATGTAGTCGTGGAAGTACGCCGTATCCGTTCGGGCGGGTATAAGCAAAACAACAAGTTTTGCCCCACCCGATAGGGTTTCGGCATAAGCCTTTGCGACCCACTTTGAAATATCCCGACCGTACGGCGGGTTACAAAAAACAACTTCGCCGCGCCAACTTTGCGCGAGTCCGTCAATTTCCTTTGTAAAGTAGCGGGCGCATTTTGCGTTTTGCGGCGTTGCGCACGGATCGAGCGTGAAATCAAATTCTTTGTTGAGTTCGTCGAAAAAGGCTTGCGGGGTTGCCCATTCGTTCGTATTGCTTGAAAACATAGCGTCGTTAATCATTGTCGCGCCTCCGATACTTGTTTGCATACGGGCAAGTCGCGAAATGCGATATATAACCTTTGCCGTCGATTATAGGTTGCAAGCCCGACGGCGACGGGTTTTTGAATATCATTACGCGCAATACGCGTCCGTCGTCCGTAACGACGGTGTCCGTTCCTTTGTAATTCTCTTGATAATCCACCGCGGGAACGTCGCAAGGCATTACGCGCCCGTTTTTCGTTTTTATCCACGTTATGGACGCGCCGCAACTTTTGCATTTTGTAATTTTAATTTCCGCCATTGTCCGCCGCCTCCTTAATCTTTCGTTTGCGTATCGCGGTCGGGGTGGGTGTTGCTTTTTCGTTCCCATAGAAATGACTTTTTGCCCGCTTTTGCGCGCTTGTAGTCAATCGTAAACCACAAGGCGACCGCCACCGTTAAAACAACAATAAGTAAAAACAAAACAACGTTAAGTATCATTTTTTCGCCTCCGATTTGAAATAGTTTTTAATTTCTTCGAGTTTTTTCACGGTTAAACGCGGTAAAACTTTTCCGCGTCCGTTGCATTTGTGGCAAATTCCGTCGTCAACCCTTGTATAGGCAACCGCGGTTGAATAATTGCCGCAACCACCGCACCGCGGGCAAACAACCGCAAAACGGCGTAACACTTTGCGAAACGCTATTGCGTAAAGTTCTTGCGGGTCTTTGAGTGTCATTTTGTCTTTGCTTTCAATATCGGGGAACGCTGACAAAATGAGTTTTCGATCTTGCTCTTGCAAGTTGTTAAACTTAATCGCCCAATATTCGCGCATTGCGTCGTCGCCGATAAATGTATTTTCGATTTCCTTTTCTTGCGCTTGCGTGTCCGTTATACCGCAATAAGAGCAAAATTGCCCACCGCCGACGAAATACCCTTCGCAATAATAGGGCGTGGGGCAATAATCAAAGCGCGGATCTTTTTTATAGATAACAAGTTTTGTTACAATGCTTTTCATATCCGCCGCCCCTCAAAGTCCTTTTATCGTGTCGCACGTTAAGGCGGAAAGCGAGTCCGCCGAAACGTCCTTGTCGGTGGTAAAACCGTTTTCGTAAATAAGCGTTACGATTTCGTCGTGTTCGCTTGTTTTTCGATAGACGACGTTTACAACGCCGACGCCCAACGCAACAACGAGGGGTTTAAGATACTTTTCGACAAATTCGGGTTTGTTTTCTTTTTGCTGTACGGGCGATTGTCCGTATAGGGTAACGAGCGCGTGTTCGTGCGGGGTCAACGGGAGTCCGAGCGTTTGCTTTGCCAAAGCCTTTTTAACGTTCTCTTGTGTTTTGGTTTGGTTGTTCAT